ACCTGCAACTGGGGCGCAAACGGGAACTACAACCCCGGCTGGAAATGTTAGTCAAGCGGCTGCGGGACAAGGGACTGCTGGACAGGCCAGCGCAACCGGACAACCCGCTCAACCGATTAACCCCGGCGCAGCGCCGCAGGCAGGAAGCAGCGGAAGCGCTGGAGCTGCGACGCCAGAACGCAATCCAAATGGTGGAAGCAACCAAGCTGCTACCCAAGCGGTCGGTGTAACGGGCGCTTATAGCCCGCAGGCTGATTTACGCGACGCCAGTCATGCGTGGGCGCAGTTGTCCAAAGCACAAAAATCAGCGCTTGCCAAAATCGGCATCAGCACCCCGGCGCAGTTGCTGGATATTCTGAAAAACGCCGACACAGTAGCCGAAGCCGGGCAACGTCTGGCGCGGACTGGTCGCGTGCGCAGCATGACGATGAAGTCGGTGCAGGATGCGCTGAAAGCCGCCCGCGACTACATCACGTCCCCTGAGTGGGTGTTTAACAAGCTGACCCAAGACCAGCTCGGGCTTAGTGCCAACGAGGCAAGTATCCCTGCGGCGGTTGCAGCGCTTCAGTCAAGCGATGAAATTACCACACGAAAGATTAGCCAGCTCGCCAAAGGCGCGGCGGAAATCTACGGGCTGGAGGACGCCTCTAAGGAAGACAAAATCGCCTACGCCGCCAAGCTGCTGCTCGACATCGCACAGCTCGCCAAGACCTCACCGCAGTTATTAGATGTGGCGATGCGACTCAAGGGCGCGCCGGAATCGTGGTTTCAGGACGACGTTGACAAGCTGCTGAAGAACGACATCTGGGCGACGCTTCAATCCGCACCGGGCATTTTTGAACAAGCCGGGGTGGACTTCAGCCAGTCCCGCCCGAACGTCACCCAGTCACAGCAGAATCTCTGGTCGGCGCGTGCGGTATTGTTCACGCTGAAGCAGAACATCAAGGCAGGCGACGCCAGAAGCAAAGCGATTCAGTCCGGGCTGGACAAAGCCGCTAAGCGCATCACCGACATGGGCGGCGAAAAAGGACGCCTCACGCTGCTGTTCTCGATGTTGGAAGCCGACAGCCGGGGCGAAGACCTGACAGGTTTTCTGGAAAACTATTACATCGGTTCGCGCGCTTCGGCAGATGCTATCGCGGGCGTTGTCCGCGCGTATCAGGACGCGAAAGCCTACATGACATCGCCTGACTTCCAGAACAGCCTGCGGGCGGATAACTGGCTGCGGCAGGCGGACAAATCGGTTTACGTGCAGGCTATCCGCGATTATGTGCGCAATAATTACGCAGCGTTCAACCAGATGCTGATTCAGGATGCCGAAGTGGCGTCTGGCAAGAGCGCCCGCACGCGCGTCGCTGGTACGAATTTTGAAACGCAGGCAGTAAACACTGACATTCTTGCCGACGTACTGGCAGACGTGGTGCATAACACCGCCCGCCTAGGACGGGAGTACGCGGGAGAGATTGCCCGCTCCTACGCCGGACGGGATGAAAACGGCAACCGGGTTATCAAGCCGTCTGCGGTCAAGCGTTTTCTGGAACAAGCAGATACCATCGCAGCTAACCTTCGGCAGCAGTATCTGGACGGTAAGCTGGCGCAACAATCCACCCAGCCTGAAGACGAGTCCGAGCAGTTGGTACAACAGGGCGACGACCTTTCCCGTCTGATGGAGGAGTTCAACGCCGGGCAGCAACCGGATGCGAGCGTAGTCATGGGCGACCTCGACGACGCCGTTCGCGGCATTCCGGCGCAGCCGCGCAGTGGTGAGAAGCAGATTAAAAACGGTGGCTTCGACAGCCCTGAGGCGGCAGAAGACGCGCTTTCCCCGGAGTTGTTCCAGCACCCGGAAACGGTGGAAGAACTCGATGAGCTGTTGCAGTCCATCGCAGAAGCAACCGGGCTAGACCCGCTGCTGGTCGGCGAGTATATTGCCCGTGAGTGGTTGAGCCAGTCGGAAGAAGACTACGCAGATGCGGCAACAGACGAACTGCTGGACATGGTGTACGACGCGGCTAACGATATTTGGATTTACGCTGGAGAACAGAATGCAATACAACAAATTGCAGATACAAACCGTCTCGAAGGACCTCGCTCGATTACTGCCGACGGACGGCGCATCACGCGACAATCTCAAGACCCTACTGGGTCACTGGCAAGAGCGTTACAGCCGAACCTCTCCGGCGGCGCATACGCGCAGCTAGCCCGTCCTAGCCAGCCTGCCCCGGCGCGACTTGCGATAGCACCTGTCGAGGAGATTGTCGCTGAGTTCGGCGGGCAGGAGTTCTCCCTCGCAGAGATTATTGAGAATACCGAAAACCAGCGGGGCGATCGTTCACCCACGCTGGGCGAACTTGCGCCGGAAGATAACAACGCCCCGCGCCCGGTTATCGAGCTGACGGTAAATGGTGTGAAGCACCGGGGAAGACTATTCCGCTGGCGCGACCGCAAGAACGGGCGTAACCGCCGCCACGTGGTGTTTGTCCACGACGGCGACGCTTTCGGTATGCGTGGGTGGGACGATAAGTGGGTAGACTTTGGCAATGCTGTTACCCGCAAGCGTGTGGACAGCATCAACCAAAACGACGGCATCCGCATCGAGGTGCTGGCAGACCAATCTGAAAATCAGGAGCAAACAAATGATAAAACCGAGAAACGTACTCAGCGAACTGGGCGCAGCGAGACCGAGGATGAAAACAATTCAGGAATCGTGGGGGACGTTCGAGATGCCGATGTCGCCGCGCGAGGAAGCGACAACACGGATGCGCGAGCTAATGAATCCGAGCAGGACGAAGGTGCTGGGCAGTCCGATGAAAGTGACCGCGGAAGTGGAGCGGCTGAAGGACGACTAGAAACCCCTACGCCTGTCGATGTTCCGCAGGGGCTAGACTACACCCCCGGGCAGGTAGCAGAAATAGACCCGGCGTCGCTTACGGCGGACGAGCGTGCAGCGCTTAACCGCCAAGACGACACGAACGAGTTTGTTGCTAACGCCCTCTACGACATCGAGGGCGCGCTGGAAGATTTCGGCGGGGAGGATTCTGCTGCCCTGCGCAGCGGGCTTGCCAAAATGGCAGCGCTGCTGGCAGACCCTGCTGCGCCAAGACGGGCTACGCAGATGGCTGTTTCCGAACAGGCTGCCGGACGCAAAGAGGTCGCCGACGTTATCACCGACGAGGAGCGCGACATTCTCGACGCCTACCTCGAAGACGTCGGTAACACCGAGCAGAGTGCGGAGGAGTTTGCCGAAGAAGCCATCGCGGACAAACAGTTCGAGGATAGCAGCCTGCCGAAGAAAGTCCGCGCTGTGCTGGAGCGTATCTGGAACGCGCTGCGCAACGGCATGGCGGCTGTCTCGATGGCGCTGGCGATTCACCTCGGCTCAAGTATGGTTATCAGCCAGCCTGCCGAAGCTGCGAACCTTACCCCGCAGGCAGGTGAGGTGGTTATGAGCAGTGCTGCCAAAGCGTCGCTAGACCACATCATCGACACCGCCGACAACGGTGGACGACCGTTTGTGATTGCCGACAAAAAGGCAGGCAAGCTGTACCTGATGAACGCCGAGGGCAAGGTGGTTGACACCACCCCGGCGCTGTTTGGCAAGACGCCTTCCGACGCTGCGAAGACGGCAGGGGCGACGGGTGCGGGCAAATACGACCTGACCTACAACCGCGACACCCGCCTGCCGTCTGGTTACGCAGGCAGCGTGCAGTCGTTCGACACCGGAGCAAATGGCGAGCAGTTTGCCATCCACCGCGTTATCGACGTCAAGGGGCAGAACCGCCAGAGCCGACTGGATAGCAAGACCGCCCGCGACAACCGCATCACGCTTGGTTGTATCAACGTTCCGGCAGAGTTCTACGACGCCCACCTAGACAACGAGCTAGGCGCGGTGCTGTACGTATTGCCGGAAACCGCCAACTGGGGTGGCGACCTGTATGGCAAGACCCCTCGTCAGGCTGCACAGCCGACGCCACAGGCGGTTAAAATCGCAACCGAGGGTACTTCCCTTACCCCCGAGCAGTTACTGGCTGCTACACGCTCTCAAGCGGATAGTCTGATAGCGAACGTTCGCGGCAGCATGGACAACGCCAGCTACCAGCCTGTGCAGGTAACACCCGAACAGTTACAGGCGGCGACGGAAGCCGGGCGGAAGGTAACGACCCAACCTGTGCAGGCACAAGCGCCCATCCAGATTTCAGGCGTCCAGCCGTCCACGCAAACCGCCTATATCAGCCCGGTCATGGTAAACGGTGTCTCCGCTAACACCCTTGTCGTACCGTTCAAGGCGCATACCCCTGCCGAGCTGCAAGCGAGTGGCGTGTTCGACACGCAGCCTGTGGGTAACAAAACCGAGAGCGGCGATAGCCTGTACACCATCGCGTCGTGGCTGGCTGCCGCGTTCGCTGCGGGCAAGGTGAATAGCCGTCGCAAGAAGCGTCTGGAGAGCCGCAAGAAAGCCAACGAGGAACGGTTGGCGCGGATTGAAGCGAAGAACAATCCAGAGCTGAAGACTGAACCGGAGAACACTTCCGTCGTTCCAGACGAAGCCGAGGCGGAAACCGTCGTCGCTGACAATCACGACGCGCAGGCAGCCTTTGCGAAACAAGCCGGTACGCACAACCCGCAGACGCCGCTGGCTCAGGCGGTTGCGCAGGCGGTCCGCCAGCAGAACGTGCTGGAGAATAAAGCCGATTGGATTCACGCCTTCGCGATGCGGTATTCCAGCGATGAGGCGCAGTACCAGCAACTGCTCGTCATGATGGGCAGCTTCGAGTACAACCTCGGTGGTGTGCTGACCGACCGTTCTTACACCCAGAGCGGTGATTTTCGTGACCGCAGGCGCTGGCGCGGCGATCAGACGGATGCAAGCCGTGTGGGGATGTTGCAGGCGTTCATGCGCTTCGCGGGCGGGGCGACGGTTGCGTTCGATAATCTGCTGCACCGTGTCGGGTCTGCCGCGTTCGGACACGAAGTCGATAGCGCCATCGCCAGCAAGATGCTTTCGCAGGTACGCGCCAAGTCGTCCGGGGCTTATGCGCAGCTACACAAGACGCTCATCCATCCGCTCGTCATGCAGACTGCCACGCTTGCCAGCCAGATGCGTCGGGGTCACGGCGAGATTGAAACCGACACAGGCAGAACCGCTACGCTGAACCACATCCTCAACGAAGGCGCGGAGCAGATGTGGAAAGGTGCAGAGCTGGAAATCGCCAAGATGAAACTGGACTTGCAGGAGGTGGAAGCGCAAATCCGCTCTACCGCTGCCGGGTCGCAGATTCAGCAGACGTGGACAAGTAAGCAGTTGCAACTGCTGAAGGACATCGACGCCGCCCAGACACTACTCGACCGCCAGCGCGATATGTACTACGGGCGCGAGGAGTGGGACGGCACGACTGACCTGCCGGGTGGTTACACCGAGGCGCAGGCTAAGACCGAGCTGCAAGCGCTCAAGGACAAATACGGCGAAGACTTCGCCAAGATTGAGGCACACAGCAAGGAGCTGGTGCAGACCATTCAGGGCATCCGCAATTTCGCCGCCGCTGCCGGGGTAGTAACCAACGACCAGCTCGCGATGTACAACGAGATGGGCTTCAAGGAGTACGTGCCGCTGTACTCGCCGCAGGAAGATGTATCCAAGACTGACGAAAGCACCAGCATCATGCAGACCTCTCGCATGGACAGACTGCTGGAAGGCATCCCGCTGGCACAGGCGAAGTCGATGGGGCTGACCCGCGACCTCTCCCGCTTCAAGCGTAAGGGCGCAACCAGCCTGGCGGAAGACGCTTACACCAACATGAAGGTGTATGCGATGAACACCGCAGGGCGTGTGGGGCAGCAGGGCTGGTTGCAGGCGGTGCAGCAGCTCTACGAAGGCACAATCGGCAAGCCGTACTCCGTGGCAGGCAACCTCGGCGAAGAAACCCTAAAAGAGCTGAACAGCCAGCCTGAAGGCAAGCTGCCGGGGCTTATTCGTGTGCGTCCGGGTATGGAGGATTACCTGCCTGCCCACTTGCAGACTGCCATCGCAGCACCGGGTGGACGCATCCGCGCTATCCGCGCTAAGGGCTACAACAGCGCAGGTGAGCTAGTGGACTACCACTACTACTTCACGGACAAGGCAATCCAGCAAGAGGTTTACTACACCTCGGACACCAGCGAGAGCTTCATGATGCGTATCGGGCGCAACGCCGGGACAATTACCCGGTTTGCCGCACGGATGATGACGACCTTCCGCCCCGTCTGGAACGTGTATAACTGGGTGCGGGACAGCATCGAGCGGATAAGCATTATGATTGCCCGCCCGGTCAAGGACAAAAACGGCGACCTTATCAACCGCTGGACGCTTGCCAAGACCTACGCCTCGCACCTCGCGCGTCTCGCTTCCAGTCTGGAGGCGCAGAACGAAATCATGCGTTACCTCTCCACAGGCGAGCTGGTGACAGAGCTTCAGCGCACGCTGGATGAAGCCGTCGGGGAAGGCGCGATAAACCTGATGACTACCCAGACGGACAAGCACTCCGTGATGAGCGACCTGCGCAAGTCCGACCTTGACCGCCTGCTGGATACCACCTCAAGGATGCTTGGCACGACGGCAAACAAACTGGGTGTCGGTCAGGGCAAGGCATGGCTTGGGGATATTGCCGAATACTACGTGCAGCGCATGACGGAAGTGCCGCAGGTAACGACGGCGCTGGCGTCTTATCTGGCGTACCGCGAGCTAGGCGTGAACAAGCACGAGCGCGCCAACCGGGTGCGCGACCAGTACGACCCGACCCGCACCCGCAGCGAGATTGTACGCGGGCTATCTACCATGTACCCGTTCGTGCGCTCTACCTTCTCCGGTCACTACAACCTGATGCGGACGCTGAGTGAATACTGGAATCCCGGTGAGCGTGGTTTCACCACCCTGTACCTCGCAGGCGGCACGGCTGCCATGATGGCTATCCTTGCCCTCGCCGCAGGCGCTATCGGCGACGACGATGATGGTGTACCGCTGGTTGCCCGTATGCCCATCGGTACGCTCATGAACGGCATCCCCATCCGCACGCCGGATGGCGGTGTCTGGAGTGCGCCTGTGGGCTTCGGGATGCCCAAGCTGATGTGGGGGACGGCAGTCAACCTTTACCGCCTCGCCTACGGTGAACAGAGCGCATCCGACATGAGCCGCTCCATGCTAGGTCTGGTGATGGACAACACCTCACCTGTGCAGGTGGCGAGCGGTGCGGCGTTTGACCGCGACGTGGGTGCAGGCGCGGCGCTTAGTTTCGCCCCGCTGCTGGCTGTGCCGTTTGTCGAGATGATGACAAACACAAAGGCGTACACCGGGCAGAAAATCTACAATCGCGAAACGCCCAGAGGCGAACGCGATGCCGACCAAGGTGGGTTCAATATACCGGAAGCCTACAAGGACACCGCGCAGGCTCTCACAGGCATGGGTATCGACGTGCGCCCGGAAACGCTCAAGCACCTGCTGGAAACCTTCAGCTATGGTCCGCTCAAAGCGATACCGACCTCCCTGCTGGCGGACAAGTCCGAGAAGTACCTCGGCAACCGCGAGACGAAAGGGGAAGCCGCTGGCGCGCTTGTTACCGCTATCGGGATGGACATGGCGTGGTCGCCGCACGCGCTGGATGACGAAGCGCGGGTGTACCAGATGCTCGACGATATTTACCCCATCTTGGGAAGATACGGCATCACTGAAATCTCGCACGACAAGAGCGAATACAAGCGCTTCGGTATCGAGGGGCGGGAGAACCGCAAGGCACGACTGCTATACGCCAAGATGGTCGCCGCTGGCGCGCCGGAATGGGAAGCGTCCTTTGTCCGTGACGCGGTTATTCACAAGACCTCACGCCAGAAAGCCATCAAGGAGTTCCAAGCAGGGTCGGAAGCCTACCTGAAAGCGAAGGCTAACGGGGAGGAAAACGAACAACTGCGTGCAGCCCTTGAAAACCAATGGGATGCCATCGAAAATAGCGACCAGAATTTCCTACGCCAATACAACGAAGACGCTTATGAGATGCAAGACGACTACTAGAATGAGCCGCTGCCGCCGCCCGCTCATCGAAATATGCCCAGCGACCAGCCAGATAAAACTTGACCTCGCGTCCTGCGGCGTCTGTACGGCTGTCCCTGCGCTTCTCCTGCGCAGGGGAGGGTGTGTGGAGCGGGAGCTGGTTTGCGAGCCTGTAAAACCTGCTGAGTGCGGCTGCTGCCCATCGCTCCCACCCCGCCCGCGCTGGGTGGATAAACCGCAACCGTCGGTGATTTACCCGCTACACGACATCGACTGTGACGGAATGTATGTGTTCGTGCTGGACGACACGATAAAGGAGCTGGGGCTTGGTCGGCTGGAAGCGGTCGTGCTGGTCGAAGATGACGGCACATACCCCGCCGAGCGCCACTGCACGAGCGAGAAGAACTACGCCGAGACGGCTATCCGCTTCGATGTGGACTACTTGCCCTACCAGATGCCGCTGCGAGGCATCGACACTTCCAACCTTGCCGCCACGAGGGGGTGCTGATGTATATTCCGCTTTTTGGTTTCCAGACGCACCTGCGTGAAGGACTGCCCGTCGATGGTCGCCATCTGCCGATACCGGAGACGGCGTACCAGCACCTACTCACGCGGCTAGACGACGGCGACTGGTCGTATCTGGAGCTGCGCGAGGGGCGTGTCAGCGAGATTGTGCGCGTGCATAACGTGTGCGGTAAACTGGTTATCGACCGGGGTGTGGAGTGTACCGCCCCGCGCTGCCAGCGCTGTGGCATCGGCGTGTTTTTCGTAATGACCGCACAGGGTGTCCGTGATGCCGTCTGCCAGATGACCGACAAAGATTGTGAAAAAGGAGACTGCCCGTGAGATACGTCCAATTTGCCGGGTTTAACTCGAACACCACCGACAAGCTACTCGATACCGACCTCGACTTGCCTGTGTACGAGCAGCACCTCGCCCTGCTGCGCAAGCGTCTCGCCGCCGACGGCGACTACACCTACCTCGTGCTGTTTGACGGCACGCAGACGGAAGTAGTGCAGCTAACCAACCACGGCGGGTCGCTCAAACTCACCCGCGCGCTGGAAGATACCCCCGCGCAGTCGTTCCCTACCGGAACGTGCGTGCGATGGGAGATTACCCCGGCAGCGGTACGTGATATTGTCTGCCAGATGGAGTGTTGCCCATGAGTGCTGTATTAGTAAAATTCGTCAGTTGTGTACTGCTTCTGGTGTTCGGCATCATGTTCGGGTTCGACCTCGTGCCGCCGTATTATCGTGTCGGCACGGCTGATGCTAACTCATGGGCAGTCGCCCTGATGACGCTGTGCCTTGCGCAATCCGCTATGACGTTACTCGCCATGTGGGACTGCATCCGCTGCCGGGTGTGGAGCGATTTTCTCCTCCAAATTACCGGGCTGGTGTTTATAATTCTCGGCGGCGCGTTTGTAACCAAATACCCCCCATTCACGTGGGCGATGTGGTTATTCCCCTTGCTAGGGTTACTGTGCCTGACGACCGGGCGGGAGTTCAGCAGATACTCCAGAAACAAATTGCAACCGCCCTCCATCCGGTCTGGAGGTGCTGACCGGATGGAACTGCATGACCGAACTTAATGGAATCCACACGAACTTAGCGGCAGGCGTCGGTTTCGCTTTCTTCGCGGTGCTGGTCGGCACGCGCTGGAGTGAAATCGGTCTGCGGGACTATATAATCATCATGGTGCTGGCGCTTCTTTCCACGGCTTTTGCCATCGAGCGCTGGTTTTCTGACGGTACAGTCGTTACCTGCTCCCTCATCGGGTTCGGTATCGGCTATCTGGCAGACGACGTGTACATCAACATCAACGCGACGCTGCCGGATGTGATTAAAGGTATTATCGGGGACGGCACGGAATGGCTGCACAACAAGGTGCGGCAGGTGTTGGGACTTGCCCCGAAAGACGACGATGAGGAGGACGAATGAACTACAAACCCTATATTTACGCCGCAGCCTGCCTGTTCATGCTTTGGTGCGGCTATGATGCTGGTAAAGCCGTTGGTCGGCAGGATATGCAGAAAGAAGTCCACGCGGCAAAGCTGGAAGTGGACAACATGAAGCGCCGGGCGCAGGAAGCAGCCAACGCTCACGCGAAGCAGATGAGTGAGGCGAGCCGTATGTACCAGCAGGAGAAAGCCTCTCTGGAAGCCCGGCAGCAGGAGCGGATACGGGTCGTGCAGAAAGTCGTGGAGAAGCCTGTGTACCGCACGGACTGCATTGACCGCGAAGGGCTGGACGAGATAAACAAGGTGATTAAAAAATCCCCGGAGTGACCGGGGCTTTTTCTTAATAGTTTCTGGTCGCTGAAAAAAATAATTGTAGCCATTGCTTGGGGGAATACGCAGATTGTCCAGTATCTGTGAGTATTTTAATTAAATCGTTAAAGTATTTAAGCCCCGGTTCTTTTGGCATTTTTGCAAATGTCTTACCTTCCGCCTTACGTTTATTCGCCGCTGCAATAAGTTCTTCTTTATTTATTTCGCTTAATCGTTTATCTAAGGCAAAACTTATAAAATAAGCGGCTGCTTCCCCACCATGACCTAAATTGTTTTCTTCCACGGCTTCGCCATGAACCCACCATATTTTATGAAATAGCTGCCACGGAAAAGCAAAAATCCAGTCTTTATAAACGGCAGGTAAAAATTCCGCAGTTTGTGATGCTAAGTCTTTTTTTAGCTTGTGGAATACATAGCCTGATTTATATTTTATTTCATGTAAAAAATCTTCCATGTTGAAGTATGTAAGGAGAAGTGTTTTACCGTTTATTGCAGGTATGCTTTCGTAGAATACAAAGTCTGTTTCGCTCTGCCAGTCTTCTTCGGGTGGGATATACATATTCAGTACACCTGCTGTTTCTGCATTCCACCAAGCATAAGCTGCCTCGAACACACCTTGTGCTGATAAGCCAATATGCACATCTCCGTCGCGACCTGTATAGGCTATGGGAAGAAAATCTTTATTATGGGGGTTATCTAAGAAAGGCTTTACTTTTTCGTGCGTAGTTAGCGGTGTTTCTTCTCCGGCTATTATATTGTCTGTGGGGAATCCAAGTAACCATAATATGCGTTCAGCATCGAACAATATTGTTCCATCATTCAAAACAGCGTAGCTACATTCCGTAAACATTAACGGCAGTGTTACTTCAAACTGTACTTTCTCTGGCTTCATTATTTAACTCCAGTTTCTTCAAGGTCTTCAGGAAGGGTTAATATTGGGGCTGCTCTATTTAGCATCCGGTAAAAATCTTCTTTTGTGTCGGATGCTTTCATTAGTCCTACAACCATAGTAAGGTGTTCTCTTAATTTTGGCGCTCCAATTTCGTCGGTTAAATACTGGTGCATCCTCCCACGCCGTTCGTTTTTCGCCTGTTCTTTCTTAAGCCTTTCTACTAACCCCGGTGCTAATCTGGCATATACAATATTGTTTGTTACTCTGCCGAAATAAGGAGGATAACGATGATTCGGTTCGCCGATTGGTTGGTCATATAACCGACACAGTTCGGTATAGAACTCCAGCGGAAATTCCTTTGTCCATTTACGTAGAGCGTATTGGACAAATGTGTTAAGTACGTCTGTTAAAGACTTCAAGTTTTCGTCTTCTGCTATTCCAACAGCAGCATTAACCATCGCGACAAGCCCGACACGCGCAAAACCGCCCATCAATATTTCAGCCCGCACAGCTAATGCTTTCTGACTTACTGTAGCTTTTCCATCCCTACGGAGTGCTAAGTAGGCTTCACATATAGTCGCTAAAATACGAACATCGTATCCAGTTTTTACCATCCCAGTATTTGCGATGTAAGATACAGGCTGTAAATAACGGCGTTCTTCGTCTAAGAAGAAAGGTTGCAGATTTTTTGCATCTACAAATACCGGGACACCTTCAATACGACCGTTACCTCGTTGTTGTCTGCCAAACGCCTGAAACACCGCAGCTGAAGTTATGATGCGTTGCCCAGTATCTAATACTGCCACACTTAGTGTCGCATCTGCCAGTCTCATGTCTCCTGTATGCGTAGCTGATGGCAAATGCTTCTTTTCACGTTTAGCTTCTAGCATCGCCTGTGAAATGTTTTTCCGCTGCTGGGGAGTCAGCTTTGCGTTTTTGGCTTCAGCCCCTTTCGCTCTATTAGGTGTTCTCGTCATATAAAATTCCTGTTGTACGCAATAGCACGCATCAAGAATTTTACGCGAGACGGTTTTTCCTCGCAAGTTGTGTGGCTTTTAGTACCTGTTGGTCAGTTTGTTTTTTACTTAATAAACAACGGCTTATCATAAAAAAACGACCAAAAATCGCCATTTTGGTCAGTTCTTATCCCATTGATATTTAACGAAGCGAGTTTGGTTCATAGTGCTTATTTATCAGTATCAAGGAATTAGGTTAAAATAGCATCGGTTTTTGAGCTATCTTGGTCCACCCTTTAAGGTACTACTATGAACGAACTCGACTGGATTGCCGAAGGGCGCAAACTCATCGGCGTGGAAGAAAACGCCAACACCTCTAAGGTCATCGCCATGTGGCGCGACGGCTTCGAGGCGTCGGGACAAGCCGGGCGGATGAAAGAGTCCGTGTGGAATACTGGCAGCACGCCGTGGTGCGGAGGCTTCGTCGCCGCCTGCCTCGCCCGTGCAGGTCTGGGCAAGCACGTGCCGAAAGACTTTCCGCTCGCACGTGCGTGGGCTAAGGTAGGCACGCCGCTCTCCAAGCCCGCGTATGGCTGCGTGGTCGTCTTTACGCGCGACGGCGGGGGTCACGTTGGCTTTGTCGTCGGCAAGGACGCTAAGGGCAATCTGATGGTGCTAGGCGGCAATCAGGGAAATACGGTCTGTATCAAGCCGTTCAGTAAAGCCCGCGTGCTGGCGTATCGCTGGTGCGGTAAGGGTAGCGCACCGCTTGCCGAACGGTTTGACCTGCCGCTACTTAGTTCAGACGGACGAGTAAGCACCGATGAGGCGTAGCCCATGTACAAGTTTATCGCCTGTATCTTCCTGACTGCCTGCACCCGCGTTACTGTCCCGTATCTCGCGCACGAGCCGCCTGCTGACCTCACGCAACCATGTCCTGCGCTGCAACCGCTGGCGGGCATGACGGGCAAGGACATGACGCTGTGGATAATCACCGCTGCCAACCAGTACCACGACTGCGCTGCCCGCCACGCCGGGCTGGTGCAGGCGACCCGCATCGAAGGGTCTGTCACGCGGTATGAGTGGCGCTGACCTGTTTGTGTCCCACAATCAACAAAAAATGAGCCACAAATTCGTTTGTGGCTCATTTAGTCTGCACAAGTGCAGTTAGAGGATGGAAACGTTCAGATTTTCTGATGGCTTGAAATGGATGTAAGTCTTTGCAGGGATGGTAATCGGCTCACCATTCTGCGGGTTTTTGCCTTTGCGCTCGGCACGGGTTTTCTTCTGGAATGAACCCACATCGCGGATTTCCACACGCCCGCCTGCACGGAGGGTTTCTACGACGTGCGACCACATGGCGTCCAGAGCCTTGCGCGCGCTGTCTTGGGTGATGCCTGCGTCTTTAGCGACGGCTGCAATCAGTTTTACTTTGCTAAGATTACTCATGAGTTTTCCTCGGTTAAGTTTTCATAACCCTCGAGTGATATATCGAGGGGGATTTTTACGCAGATACATTCAGTCTTACCTGCGCCTCTGGAGACGGTAAAGCCTCCCAAGTCGATTTTCTGGGGTTTCATCACCTTGCCGTAGAGCGCCTCGAGGCTGCGGATAAACTCCGGCGCGCCGATGTTCTGGCGCTTGCACCACTGCTTGATAGCAGGCATCGAGATGAACGCGCGTTCTTCCTTCATCTCGTAGCGTATCTGGATACCACGACCCGGCACCGTTTGTTTCTTGACGTAGTTCACGTCGTTCATCACGCCCTTGCCGGGCTGGTCGGGCATATCTGACGGGCGAACATGGGCGGCGACCACAATCCGCGCGCCCTCATGCTCGTTCATGAACTGTGCAATCATGCCTTCCGGCGACATCAGGCTCTGCCCGATAGTCTGCTTGCCTTCAGCGATAAGCCTTAACAGGTATTCCAGCAGGTTGTCGAGGTCGTAGTTAATCAACCCCAAGTCACGAGCGATGCGCATCCCGACCATCATGCGAGTAGTCATGTACGACCAGAAGCGGTAGTTGCTGCCGATGCCCGCACGCTTGCGGATGAGCTTCTCCATCTCGTACAGCTCGTCTTCGATTTCTTCCTTGTGGGTCGTCACGTAGCGGATATACACGTCGCCCGCCACGCCGTAGTTTTGCGGCAGCTTGCGGATAAGGCGTTCGTTTTCCTCGAACTCCTCCGGGGAGTAAACCTCTCCTAGCGGCTTGACCTTTATCTCCAGCACCCGGCTCATCTGGGCGGAAGCATCATGGCTGTGGTTAGCGAGCGAGGCGATGATACTGCTGTTTGCGCTCATCACAGGCAGACACGACCAGAATGTGGTGTTGAGTTGCAGGTTCTCGCCACCTGACTGCATTCGGTCTTTGCCGCGCCCTTGCGTGAGCTGGTAGGCAATATCGGAAGCGTCTTTCGGTGAAATATCGGTCATCTCGTCAAAGCCAGCGGCGATGTTGTTCATGATGCCGAGCTTGGCGAACCGAGCGATGTAGGTGTCTTCCTTGTTTATCATCAACCCGGTACGCGGCGACGGGTCGCCATAGACGGAAATGCCAAGCGAGAGCGCGGCTGACTTACCCGCGCCTTTCTCGCCGGTGAGGAACAGCAGCGCCGCGCTCTCCAACGCGCCGATGGGCATCAGCGGAGAGGCGAAAGCCGCAGCGAGTGTCGTCTGCGCCCACTCCATGCCCTTGCGGTTGTAGGTTTCCGCAATCGCTTTCCATGTGTCGAGCGAGCCGCGCGGACGGGTCAGCCCGCTGTAAATCGCGGCTTTTCCTTTCGGCGCAATTTCGATGACGCTGCCGTCTGCCTTGTACAGTTTGTCGCCTAACAGGAAGCTCTGTTGGTCTTTATCCCAGCCGAGCTGGTCTGTGACCGTGGTTTCGGCAAGGGTAGATTCGGTTTGCTTGAGAAGTTCGATTAGCATCTGTCCCATCAACTTTCTGTCTTTGTCGTGCAGCAGAAAACCGACAGAGCCGAGGTAAGCGTTTAGCCCCTGCCCCATCAGGGTCTCGCCCGGTATCTGCACATCATCATACCCTTTCAGGTGGTGTTTACGGAAGACGTAGCTCATCTGAACTTCGCCTGTTGCGGTGCGGGCTTTAATCCGCTGCACCGGATAAACGGGGTATGGGTAAATATTGCGCCAGTACCAGTCGCCTTCGGCGTCCTTGCAGCGCACGAAACATCCGCCTTCGTTTACCCTAACTGTCTGATATTCGTACTTGGGCAGGTTGGATTCGGGTTCAGCGGCTGGTGATAGGTCTTCCCCCTCTGCTGCCCACCCAGACGGCACAGGAAGCGTTATCGCGGGTCGTGGCGGCAGACTAGTATCCTGACTAGGGGTCTCGCCCTTTGGGACGTCAGACGCGCCCTCCTTTGCGAGAAGCGGGGCGTTCGGTACGCTGATGGGTGACTTGACGATGCCCGCAAACGGACAACCCTCGCACGCTTCCGGGCGGTACTCGGCGAAGGTGCTACAGTGCATCGGCTTGATGTCGTTGGCTTCCAGCCATGCGAATTTCTCGTCGATGCTGTATTCGCTGTGCCACTTGGGGTCGGTCGAGAGGCGCTCTGCCGTTTCGCGCCCGTCGGTGCAGAAACGCAGCACGGACAGCGCCGCACGCCACGTCGGCTCTTTGCCGTCGTTCATGGTGCGGATTTGCTTGCATCCAGCGACGATGTCTGCGGCGTTGCGCTCTGGGAAGTCTGCTTTGGGAATCTGGAAAAAGCGCATGAGCGTGCTATCGGCTGCCGCCTTCACGTAATCCGGCACGTTCACCTGCGGGAGTGTGGGAACATGACTGGTCGCCTTCGGCACGTAGGCATCGAGTTTTTCTTTGTAGAAGGCGTAGGGCATGGTCGCGCCCACGACGCGGATTTCCACCAGCGCCGCACCCGTCATACCACCTTTCATATTCCACGTGCCGGGCAGTCGCAGGACGCTGGCAATATCTCGCGTCCGCATCGGGTCGGCGTGCAGCCCCAGAGCTTCGCAGGCGGCGCGCAGGCGGTCGGCAAGGTACTGCCATTCGTCAGGTGTTACTTCCGTCTCCAACGCCCAGTAAACGTGCAATCCTGCGGCACCTGATGCGACCACCCACGGGCAGGGCATACCGCTGGCGACACAAAAATCGCGCAGGGCAGTAAGCGCTTCGGCGCGGGTTTTGTAATCCTTTTTCTCGCCCACGTCGAGGTCGAGCCATAGCGCTTTGACCGCACGGGCATTGTTGCGCGTGCGAAGCTGGTTTTTCTCGCCCTTGTGAGTCTGCACGGTATGCCAGCCTTGCTTGTACGCGGCCAGCGCGAACCACACATCACGCGGCAGTTGATAAAAATAGCCTGCGGTCTGGACAAGTTCGTCTTGGCGCTCCAGCACTTTCTGCCGCATCTTGCCGTCTTTAAGCCCGCCGTCATCCGAGTGGGCATACACATACACCCCGGAGGCGGGCAGGACGGCACGGAGAAAGTCTGTGAGGGAAGCGGTCATGGGTTAGCCTCTATCGCGGGTCAGGTGTGAGCTAATAATTTCCATCGCTGCCGCAGAGCGCTGGTTGTAACTGATTTCTTCCGGTATGGGGAGTTGTCCATCCTTGACAAGCCGGGTAAGCACGTCGGTGATAACCACCAGTCTTTGAGCGATGGACGGCGTGCTGATGCTGCGCTCCTTGCGCAGATATTTATCGAGAGTGATGTAGGGGATTCCGGCAAGCGTGGCGACGACTGGACGCTTGACGTCGCTATCGCGCATGGCGACTAGCAGGTCGTCGATTACTGTTTGATAGCGTTTCTTTTTCATGATTCGGTATGCGGCACGTCCTTGTGCCTGTTTGGTTTAGAGTGCTGCCATGCCCGCAGGTGCGGTCTGTTCGTTCTGCGGTTGCATCTGCGGCTGGAACTGTGCCTGTTGCTGCCACGGAGGCGTCTGCTGCTGACCTTGAGGTTGTTGCATCTGCGGTTGCGCCTGAGCTTGTTGCTGCCACGCAGGAGGTTGTTGACCTTGAGGTTGCATTTGAGGTTGCATTTGAGGAGGCTGCACCTGACCTTGTGGCGGAACTTGCATTTGCGGCTGCTGCGGCGGAGCTGCATTAACCGTGGCGTTTTCCGTCGTGTTATCGAAATGGATGTCCAGCAGGCGGTCAGTCGTACCGTTAGTCATCGCCTCAACCATCGCCTGAATGGCGGGTTCGGACGCGAAGCGAACTTCGTTGCTGCGGTTGCGCAGGTCGTACAGGCTGAAGGCGACGACGGGTACAGACTGGCTACCGTCAAAGGAAAGCTGCACGGTGAAGGTAAACGGCATGATGCCGTGTGATGCTTGGAAGTCGCCCATCGTTTTCAGCAGGGTAGCGAAACTGCACGTGCCGACGTTCGCGTTACCAGACTGGCGCACGGACTTGTAGCCGAAGTCCACCACATACAGCTCATGCTGCGGGTCGTTTGCCAGCATGACAATAGCGCGCTGGCGGTAGTTACGCTGCACGAACCCAGCCGGGGGCGGGCTGTCGAATTTCTCGTCCGGGAGCGGATAGCGGGAAAGCGTCTTGGGCGCAACACCTGTCTTCTCGCTTTCGTCGTAGGTACGGTCATAGAAGACGTAGTGGAACTGCGGATTGACCGCAACGATATGCACATCCAGCGTCAGTTCAGAAAGCTGCACCGGTTCGCCGCCGCCTTTGGAGATATTGAAGCGGTTGCCTTTGAAGGTGATGCGGTTCGGCGCGTTGGTCGCGAGAGCGGCTGCTTGCTGCCATTGCGCGGCGATTTTCGCGGCGAAGTCCGCATTCATCTGCGGGACTGGCACATTGGCGTTGCCAAAGGGAATGACTTGGTTTGTCATGGGGATTACTCCGGGTTGGTTAAGAAAAGGGTTAAGCGGATTTACGGGGGGCGGAAAGTTTGGTTTCCACGAAGTGTCCGAACGGACTGGCAGCTATCAGGTGAAGCTCTGGTTGTCCGGCAAGCACACGGTGAACATTCAGCTCCTGCACACGTGCCGCGAACGCCTGCTGCTGGTTGAGAATCTGGTCGTAGGTGGTAACGCCATCGTCCAGTTGCTGCTGCTGCTTGTTCAGCTCGTCTGCGCTGATAAGGGCGGCGTTTAGCAACACCTTCCAGTTATGCTCGCAGGCAAGGCGCTCGACCGCCAGCACGCTGTCCGGTACAAGGCGCGCCTGCTGTGCATACAACACGTGCTGCGTGGTGATGATGCCATCGGCAAGCAGTCTGTCCAGCCAAGCCCCGGCTGCCTCGCGCCCGCCCGCTTCTTCTGTCGGGAAGCTGCACTTGACGCTCTGGCGACGGGCGAACGTGCCGACACCGTCGAAGGCGAAGTGTTTTGCGCCTTCTGCGTCCATACGACTGAGCAGATGCTCCTCGGCAGTTGCCTTAGCGGTTTTCAGCATCTTCTCCCAGTCCGAGAGCTTGCCAAGCTGTTCGTTGATACGTACAATGAACTCCGCGCACGCTTTGTCGGATGAATAAATTTCCTGTGGGATTTCTATTTGTTTCGGCATAAATGCCTCCTGTATGATTGAATGGTTAGTCAGAATGCGCGTATAAGTTTACCCCTTGATAGCCTAGCTGTCAAGGGGTTCTTATTTGAAATTTAGTGTTCAAAGCCGGAAATGTTTTTCGTAAATAAATTAACAATGTTCCGCTCAATGTTCACCCCGCGCTCCAGCGCCGAAAACGCCAGCTTGTCCTGCGCGCCTGCCGAGAGATGCACCACGAACGTCTCCTTCGCCGTCTGCCGCGCCGACGACAAGCGCTCAAACATCTGCTGATACATGAACGCCCCGGTCAGCGGCACGCCGTAGCAGATGATGTAATCGGCACTCGCCAGCTCCACCCCGAACGCCGTTGTGCGCGGGTGACACACCAGCACGTGCGGTTCTCGCTCGTCGAGAAAATCGCGCAGAATTTTCGAGCGCGCCAGTCCGGTCACGCTGCCGTCAATCTTCTCGCAGCTAAACCCTTCGCTGCGGATGAACTCCACCAGCATATCGTTTACCGCCGTGAAGCTGGAAAACACCACCTTCTTGCGTGGTGTCGCGCGGAGCAGCTCCGCCAGACGGGTCAGCTTGGGCGTGGCGTCCACCCGGACAATGCTAGCTTCACCTTCCTTTTTCGCCCGCACCGCGCCACCGGACACCTGCAACAATTTTTGCGCCAGCGTAGATGCTGTCGTCGCTTCAACGGTGTTGGTGTCAATCATGTACTGCAACTGCTCCACCAGCTCCTTGCTCATCGCCCGCTGCTGTGGCGAGAGCGGCACGTCTTCGCGCAGCACCTGTGGCACAGGGATTTTCATGAGCTGCTCTTTGTCGAAGCGGATGCAGGGCGACATGGCGGCTTTAACGAGCGCCTCGTGTCCGTGCTTGGGAATCCACTTGAACTGCGTAATCTTCTGCATCGTCATGTATTTCCAGCGGATGTACTGGTCTGGCACTTGCGTCGGGTTGATGAGCTTAACTTGCAGATAGATTTTATCCGGTGCGCCCGGTGTTCCGGTCAGCCCCCATCGGTAGGGGCATTTGCTGGCGACCTTGTGCGCTGCCTGCCAGCGCTGCGTCGGTTTGCCGTTGCTGCCGCCATACTCGGTCAGCTCGTCGAACACGCAGATGCCGATGCGTCCGGCTTCTACCTTTTGTCGCAGCTTGTCCGACACCTTGCCCCGCTCTGCGCGGGACAATCCGTCCGGGTTGATGAGATAAATATCCGCAGATTTGTCCACTTCGCCCATGCGGTCGTTGTGGATGAGCTGGACGCGCTTTTGCGGAAACCACTCCTCGCAGGTTTTCTCCCACTCGCCGCCTGCCGCAACGGTTAGCGGGGCGACAATAAGCGCCGCCTGCACGCCCATGTAGCGCTGGAGGTAGTCGATAGCCAGTAGTGTCGAGAGCGTCTTGCCTGTGCGCGGCGTGCTGGTTACGAAGGCATAGGGGTTGCTGGCGAGGAAGGCGGCAGTCTCCATCTGCCACCACCACGGCGTATGCCCGTGCTTGGATGTGGGCGGGTCGTAGTAGGTGCTGAACGGGTCGCAGCCCTCGGTGTCGATGCCCATGTTTGCCAGCATCTTCAGCACGTCGTTGTGGTGCGGCAGGGCGATGACGTCGCCGTCTGGCAGGTGTAGTGTCGGGAAAATAAATAGCTGGTTTAGCAGCTTGACGTGTTCGGGGTCGTGCGGCATCGGCACGACTATTTTTTTAAGATTGGGAAGAACAACCGCCATCACCACACCGCCAGCTTGTCCACGTATTCCTGCTTGTGCGCTGGAAGCGCCGGAGCGTTCTTTTTAAGCCACGAAACCAGCACCCCTAGGTTCTCACTATGGATGCACAGCCACTCGCCCCCTGCGGCTTCTATGGCGGCTTTCTGGCGCTGCTGCATGACCTCGTTGGGCTTGGCTTTTAGTTCTGGTCGGGTGTGGTGGTTGTTGCGGTCTTTCTTGACCTCGACGCCAAGGAAGCGTCCGTTGGTTACGATGATGCGGTCAGGGTGTCCTGATGCGCCGTAGCCGAAGGTCATCGGGCAGAAAGTGTAGATATGGCTGAAGGCGATGTAGGGGTCGAGGATTTGCTTGATGCGCTCCTTGACGGCCTTCTCGGTAAGTTTTGCGGGCATGGGTTAGCCTCCTGAAACAAGGATGTGAAAAGAAAAAAGGAAGCGGTTAGCTTCCCCTGTTATCGCTTTCCCACCTGAGAGGTCTACCCCCACGGAGAGTTACTAACCGCTTGGTGGACACCCCCGGCAAGCTGACGGCGCAGTGCTCGAGGTAAAAAGCACTGCCGAGGGCATCCACCAAGCGTTCAGGATGAACGTTTGGACTTCAAATTTCGTGAGCGGTTGGCGTGGGTGGAAGTGATGCGGCGATTGCTCTTGGCATTGCTCCCACCCTTCGACAACGGCTTGATGTGGTCTATGTCTTTGCCTTCCAGCGCCGCCTTGCCGTGCTGTGCGATAGCCTGCCGACGTGCGGTATTGCGCATCGCCCGCAACTTCTTCTGCTCTGGCTTGGCGTGGAATTGCTCGTACTCCCGTTTGTAGTCACGTTTACGTGTTGCCATGTTGGTGTCCGTTATAAAAAACACGACCAGAATACCAGAAAAACCACAAACCAGTATTCTGGTCGCCAACAATCCCAAGGAGTCTTACGCCTGTGGCACGGGTAGCCCACAGGAAGGACGGCACGGACAACAACCGCACGAAACCGGAGAGCTTCGCTAAACCATGCCGTCCTTCCTGCAAACTAGTTCCAGCGGGTGCTTTCTTGAGAGTGCCTAACATGAGGAAAATCCCCACCCGCCGGATGTGTTGTATATTACCGAGAAGCCCTGATGCTGTCAAGCCTTCCTGCCGTTAAACTCGCACGAGATGACGAAACACGCTCGACTACGCCGTAGTCTCGCGCGCGTCGTTTTTACGTCCATTGAATTCGCACGAGATGACGTCGCACCAGTTCTTGCACAATCCAGACGGCTTCGGCGGGAACTGGTTGTGCAGGTGGGCGTCAGACAGCAGTCCCATATTTACCTTCATCTGGGTCAGGTGACCGCCCGGCTGGTACTCCTGCCTGTCGCTTTCGCCTGAAAACAGGTAAACGAAAATCGTCAGAATCTTCTCAACCTGCGGATAGTGCGCGGCAACGCAGTGCTTGATGAAGTCATGCTGCATCGAAGCGTCGCGCTTCTTGCCCGTCTTCCAGTCCACGCAGATAATGGTTTTCTGGTCGCGGCTGATTAGCATCGCATCCACGATGCAGCGCTGGTAGGCGGTTTTAGCACCCCAGTCCACAGGCGCGCCGTTAAAGTCCACCGCCAGTTTTACCTCTGCGCCGAGGAAGATGTTGCGCATCCGCGCCAGCGTCCCCGCCGCAGGAAGCAGGATAGACGGCAAGGGCTGCCCGTGCTTGAGGTAGTTTTCAATCGCTGCGTGCAGCAGCGTACCGAAGCGCGTGTGGTCGGTATCCTGAAACTTGACCTCACGGGTGATGTACTTCGCCTCGTACTGGCGCGGGCAGGTGAGAAACGTCTGAAGCGACGTCGGTGACTGCGGCATCATAAGACTTCTGCCATAGCTTTACGCAGACCGTGCAGCATCTTCATCGCTTCGAGACTACTACCGTCATTTAGCTCCTGCATAACCGCACCCAATTCGGCGTAGGTAGTTCTCAGTATCACGATAAAATCTTCTGCAACCGTTGTTGCTAACTTATCCGCAAACTTGTACACATACGGGTTCAGGTCATCTGGTTGTGGTTCCAGTTTGAAACCAGCTTCAAGGGCAAGTTGTTGCACCGTATCTTTTTTAAGGTTCATGCTTTACTCCAGTTAGTGCCTTCCAGCTCACAGGGAACAGGTCAGCGATAATTGCACCCACCTCGTGCGCGAGATCTTGGATTTCTTTCTGCGCGTGGGCGTCGCTGCGCAGGCGGTAGAAGCGGGCAAACGCCAGCAGGCTGCCTGTCCATACCCACTCGGTCATCATGCCCTGCGGCAGCAGGAAACGCGCCTGCTCCGGGGCGACACCCATATCGAGGAAGTTGTGATACATAACCTGCGCGCCTCGCATGAAGTCGGTGTAAGTTTCCCGCAGCTTCTCCTGCTTCTCACCGTCTAGCAGCTCACCGCTGCCCTGCTTGATATTCTCCGCCGCAGCGCGGAACTCCGGTATGAAAAACTTTGGCGTGGATGCTACGTACCTGCGCGATATTTCCGACTCAACGAACCCCACCTTATGCTTAAAAGCCTGCGCACGAACGGCTACGGGCGCACGAACGCGCAGGGTGATGGCAGTATGGGCAAAGGGAATCTCATGCCCGTGCCGTGCCAGATAGGCGATGAGCCGGGCGTTTTCCTCATCGGTGTAAAGCTCCGGGGATTTGTCCATTGACACCCGTGCAGCACGGACAACGCTGTCGTCGTTGCCCATGTGGTCGATATATTCCACGCTCATGTGAATGCCTCCAGCGACGGCGCGCGATAGTTTTTGCCCTTTTTGATTTTGCCACGCTCGTCAAACACCGGCAGTCCGTCCTCAAACTTGCTCCAGTTGGAGGCGTTTACCACCTCCAACGCCGCGTGCAGGTCGTACCCCATCATGTAGGCAAGCCCGACGCAGGTCACGATGAGGTCGCACAGGGCATCCAGCGTCGGAACGGGCGCGGGGTCGAACTTGGACACTCCCTGCTTCAGTTCGTCCGCGAGGTCGCCAATATGCGGGCATTCTGCGCCTAGTGCTTCTGCCAGCTCGGCGGCTTCCTCGAACAAGCAGCCAGCCTGCACCATCTGATTGCGCAGCGCAGGTGTCGGTACGGCGCGGGCAAACCACTCGGCGATGCCGTCCAGCACGTCGTCCTCGAGCCACTCTGGGGCGGCAAAGTATTTCTGATACTCCCGGCGCAGCATCGTGTCCTGCGCGTAGAAACGGGCGTCCTGCGGCGTACCGAATCCTTTTTGGATTTCCGGGCGGGCAGACCCGCCGGAACACGTCGCCATGTACGTACCGTCGGCATCCTGCACGACTGCCAGTTGCAGCCCCATAACGGTTGCGCTCCAGACGCCGCAGTCGAACGTCCAGTCTAAGGGTTTCAAATTCATCTCTTTTCTCCGTTTACATCGTCAAGGGCTTGCTGATAGCCTGCCCGAAATGCCTCCCATGCCCAGTTCACCCGGTAATCCCGGAACGTCACGCTCTTGCTGGTGGCGTTGATGGTGAAGTTAAACTTGAGCTGGTAGGCGTTTTTGTACGCGCTCACCTGCCGCTGCCACGCGAGGAAGCGGTTGGCGTAGTGCAGATTGTTGATATTGGCCCTCACAGATATTTCTCCGGGTGTACCGTGACTAACTTGCCGTAGTTCCTGCCGACGTCCACCTCGCAGTCGAGGACGCCCTGCGGAAACCACGGCGGGCTGGTTTTCATCGCCCGGCAATGAATAATCGCTGCTGCCGCTGCATCCCGTTCCGGCACGACCGACACCCATTCGTCATGCACGTTCAGGTTTATCGGCACGCCTGCTTTGGCGATTTCCAGCGCTTGCCATTTGAGAATGTCAAATGATTGTTTCTGCACAAGATTTTCCGATAGGGCGCTTCCCCAGATGCGCTTACTCAGCATCCCTCTGCCTTTCATCTGGTCGTACACGTAGTTGGTTTTACCTTCCTCATCGGCTTCTCTACGCAGGTTCTGATACCAGATGCGTGTGCCGTTCGGGAACAGAATTGATGGGATAACTACGCCGTGGAAGGTGCTTGTGCCGTCGGCGAAAAACATCCGGTCATCTGCACCGCCGAACCACATCTGCTGTCCGCCGTACATGACATCCAGCGCGCGCTGGCAGGTCTTCCAGAACTGGACAATCTTGTGGTTCTTGGTACGGAAAGCCGCGATAAGTTCGTCTGCCATATCCGCCGCTTCTTGATTTTTTTCTAGTAACATCCTATACTTAAATGTAGAAGATGACATACCGTAACCTGCGGCAAGGCAGACGAGCTTGCCCATCTGACGCATGGCTTTTCCTTCTTTCGACTTCTCCACCTTCGCTGCATGCAGGATTTCGTCGTAGGTCTTGTGGTAAATCGCCGCCGCCATATCCACGTAGGGGTCGAGGTCGTCTTGGAAGACTTTTACCAAGTCCTGCTGGTCGGACGCTACGGCGTTTACCCGCAGCTCAATCTGGCTACTGTCCGTCGGTAGTACAATGTGGCCTTGCTTTGCCCGCATACTTTGGCGTAAGATTGGTTCTTTAGAACGCTTCGATAGGTTCTGCCAATTACAGGCTTCACCTCCACCAAAGCGCCCCGTATGGGCAGCGGCGTAGGAAAGGTAAATCGGCGCAAGCCCCCGACTCGCCATATCCAGAAACGTCTGGGTGCGGGTCGCTTCCATACTGGACTGCGCGCCTAGTTTGGTTTCAACCAGCAACTGCACCGTTTCATCGTCATGGTCTTTGAGAGCCAAAAATTCTTGGTCGGTCTTGCTTACCGCAGGAATTAGCTGTTTCTTTTTCTCGCTCCACTTCATCGGGCAATCCACACCCAGATTTTCCAGCAGCTTGACGAATTTCGCGCTGCTACGCAGGTTCTTGTGCAGGTCGTCGAGGTCGGTAAAGCCTAGCACCGCTGCCAGCTCGGACAACTTTTTCTGCCGCTCTGCTTCCAGCCGCACGGCGTAGTCTTGCAGCAGCGGCACGTCGAGGTCGAATGCGGGCTTTGTCCACATTTTAGTCGTCAGGTCGCTCATCAGCAGCTCGCTCACCTGACACATGGGCAGCATATAGCTGTAAAGCTCGTATCCCAAGTCGCTGTCGAGTATGCAGTAGTCGCCGTAGGCTTGCCACTGCGCCTCGGTCATGTCGTCGGCATGAACGCCTAACATATCGTGGACAGTCCCGCGTTTCTGCTCTGCTACAAGCCCCTGCGCCTGCATCCAGCCGGACAATTTAGCGAGGCTCTTACCGCCTGCTACGCGGTCTAGCGCGGACAATTTCGCCATGATAACGGTGTCCACGGTGAACAGCGGGTGGACGTTGTAACGCAGTCCTAGTATGCCTTGGTCGAAGGTGCAGTTACCAGTTACCCACACCTTACCTTTCCGCCGCACAACAAACGCCTTACTCGGCACGCTCACACAGTACACTTTACCCTTATACTCGCAAGTTTTTGGGCGTTCAATAAATTTAGCCCGTTGCTTATCTCTAATCGCGATTTGGTAGAGAACGCCATCCGCCCTAGAATAACCACGATTATTAGGTTGGGATTTGTAGGACGCCATAAACCCACTAAATAAAGCTAATTCAGTAATCCAGTAGACTTCTTCCTCATTTGCTGTTGCCAGTGCCGTACGGTGCTTAGATGTAGGACTACCATCCCAATGCTTCATCTCATTAACCCATGCCCTGCGCACAGCTAATGGTAACTCTAGCACCCACGACCCTAAGCGTTTAGGATGTCCAAGTACAGCATACACACGTTTTACTAAATCTCCTTTAATTCTTACATAATATGTAGGTGTGTCCCCACACCACTTATCTTCTTTGACAGTAATATCTAAATCAAGCATAGTAGCCAACAGCTTTAATCTATCTATCTTACGCTGCTTACTTACATGAAACGCCACGGTTTTAGGAGATGTTCTATACCCATCCGAACGTATTGCCTCTAACAGTAGGATTTCTTTTTCATCGAACAATCCTACGTTATCTGACGCCACGGTAAAGCCCGTCGGAAAATAAATACTATTAGGACCTCTCTTTGCTATATTTTCAGCCGTATCGACTTTCCAAGTAGAGTCAATGGGGGTATGAAAATAAACCCTGTGGTCGGGTGTATAAATACCCTTATGGTAAATAGTGTCGTATTCATACATTGTGCCAGCATAGTCCTTACTAAACGGCACATACTCCACAAATTCAGCCTGCCCTGTCTCGGGTGTCCATTGCAGTATGCGTTCGTCACCTTTAAGTGCATCAAGTCGCACCCAACCTTGCTCCGTACGAACTTCGTGGTCTCCGGTCAAGCAGTTATGGCTAATAAACGGTGAAGTTTCATAGGCTTGGACTAATTCTTTGATATAAGGTAACCCTTCTTCCCGACGGTAAAACTCGGCAGGGTTGCTGCCGACCTTCACCGAAACTCCAATCATTTCAAACTGACTGCAGCGGATATATTTCTCCGTAGTGATTTTTGATAGGGAATAATCCTTGTCGTAGTAGGTTTCAAAGTCGATGACGATGGGCAATCCCCAGTTGATTTTGGATGGGTCGCGGTAAAGGTCAGTCGGGGTCATTTGTTTTCTCCTCTATTCGTCTTCTACCGGATAATGGCGCAAGGTATTGATAAGAGCATTATCAATACCGGGCGCAAACGAACCGATACGCACGGCATCTATTTCGTAGCGCTGCGGGACTACCCATACCCCGTGCTGTTCTTCTGGCTCTATCGGGTAGCTGTACACTCCCCCATCGTCATCGGTTGCCACCCACTCGTGGTCTGAGGGGATGCTAATTTTCACGCCGTAGTAATTAACTACCCGCGTAGAGCGGTGATTGAAGTGTCTGTGTTTCATTTTTTCTCCTTTGCCCCATGCAACGGGCAATCACGAGTAATCCACCAGTAACCTCCATCTGCTCCCTGCCCATGATTGTTATCAAGTACGGGGCAGATGCAACCTTGTTCGATTGCTTCATCGCTGCCGGGATTTGGTATTGTTGTGTTCATACCCGCACCTCCTGAAGGCTATCTCGCCAGTTTGCTATACTTGTTGACTCACCCCGCCAAGCGACCTGCGTTACTGCACCGGACTTGCCGTGTATGGAGTTCCCCCAAATATCCCACGGCGTTATGCCCGGTTGCACTTCAAACGCCATAACAGACCCGTTGCAGTTCATAGCTATCCATCTTGCCCAACCGGGGACTACTACGTCCATACCGTAGTAGTCTTTGACTATGCGGGATTCTGGGTCTTTTGAGTTGGAAAAAAGATTATCACGTAGTAAGCCGACAACAGGGGATGCTTGCAAGCATGGCGGCGCTGCATGCTTCATGAATGCGTTAAATGTGTCACGAACACTGCAGTTCACTGATTTTGAACGGATAATATCAGCAATGTCGTTAATGATTAGGTGCATTGCTTTATAATATTCGATATCGTCTTGTAACAAGTACGCTGAATGCAGCTTGCCTACAGCCGCAATCATCCAGCTCTGGTCTTGCGGGCAATAAGCAAGGGTCTCTTTCCAGTTATCACCTTCAAGTTCCATGTAGGATTCAAGACTCCAGATTCCTGCACTACCTGATTCCCATACTTCTTGGTTGTGAGGAATGTATGGTTCGTCTTCAAACGCTCTCATCGCGCCATTTTCATCAACAGCTATCCATTTGGCATGGACGTTTACACGTAGAACATGACCATAAAACATAACGGTCTTGTTGGATGTTTTAAGTTTCATAAGTAGTCTCCTTTATTTGCTGTTCAAATTATGCTCATCTTTATTCGCGGATATTCAACCAATGTGTCTTGGGCTTCTAAGCCTTGCAGGTCAAATAGCGCTATGTATTGGATACAATGCACATCGTTATCGTCGTCATGTACCCATGCACCATTTTGGTAGTCTGGACGACCGTAAAAGCTATACGCAAAACCGTCTTCATTAGTTGCGATATAATTATGATGCGCAGGTATCCCTAGTTCTTCGCCGAAGTATTTTACGGTTCTATAATCTGCATCTTTTATAAGTTTCATTCCACTCCCACCATTATAATAGTCGCGATGATAGAAAGCACAAACTGGATTAAAACAATCCAGCTCCACGCCTCCGGCGTAAACACTATGCCGATAACGTTCATTAGCACCACGCCGATTACCACAATAACACCGCCAATAAATCGCGCACTAGGATACGGTCGCCGTGTAAACACAATCGCCTCCACTTCTTTGTGAAACGCCCAAAGCAAACAGCCTGCGGCGGCTATCAGTATTGCTACATCAAACGCCTGCACCCATAAAAGGGTATATGATTCATTCATTTCTGCACCTCCCGCAGACTATTGCGCCATTCCTTTTCGGCGGTATTCTGGCTGCGCCAACCTACAATGAACGAATTTCCCCTTCCGCGCGTTGACCACGTACCATTATAGTTGTCACTCTCGACCACTTCCGGTTGTGCTTCATACGCTCGCACTCTACCGTCATCACCCATAGCGATAAACTTCGCCCACCTTGGAATGATAAGTTCGGTGCCATAGTAGTCACGAATAAGAAGACTGTCGTCTTCAGGATAGACGAACTTCTCTGCTTCGATAAAGAGAGGCGTCGCGAAGGTCACTTCCAGCGCATCAAGAAATTCCTTGCTTGTTACGTTATCCACACCTGAATGCTTGCGAAAAGCATCCCAATGCTGGCTAAGAAAACGTTTACCTAACAGAAATGAATCAATAACATTACTCAAAGCATCTTGCCGCTTAATAGCGTTCGCCTCCAGCAACGCATACTCTACGGCTATCTTGGTTTTGAGGTCAATCATCCACTCCTGCCCATCCCCTTCGCAGCAGGTCAATGTATCCTTCCAGTTTTCACCCGGCTCGAAAGAAACCGTTACCCCTGTATTGTAACCGTATGGACCTTTCCAAACGCAAACACACTCACCCTCCACAAAAGACGGTTCACTAGTGTACGCAAAAACTTCTCCATCCCTATCCGCTGCGAGGTACACCACGTCAGCATTAACGCGCAGGATAT